ATACCACCGAGTCTTTGGCTGGCCACAGCTGTAATCTGTAATCTTCGACCATCTCAGCGACATCGTCAAAATTGTGTGTGCCTCCACTGTATTCTAAAGCAGCCTCCACATGGTGGCGCAGCCTTTCCAAATGTTCTTGGTCGCTCATCGCTTTCCAGACGGGATGGCCTCAAGCCTCATCACCCCAATGCGCCAGTCGGCCAAAGTGTTGCCAGTCACCTTCACATTGACTTGTCGGCCAGAGAACCGGACTGAAGTCGGGTTGGCTGCCGTGTATGGTCCAAATGTGGATTGTGTGCCTGTGGGATAGTTTCTCGTTTTAAATGAAACCACCGCCTCACCCAGTGTCTGCTCATCGGGAATGACTTGGCGCACAGACATGATGTTGTCGCCATTGCCCAGTTGGACTGGGCCAGACTCGGCATAAAGGCTGGCGCTGTCATAGGCAAACCCGACTTCATGCTCATAGACAAAGCCATCAGTTGAAACCATCAAAGGATTGGCACACACTCCAGAATCAGCACCAGCAGTTCTGGCCAATAATCCTATGTTCCAGTGGTTTTCTCGATAGTTGAAAGTGACATAACTGTCATTTTCTGTGCTTCCATTGCTTGGGTAATACCACCAGATTTCACCATATTTGCTATTGTGGACCGCATAGACCTTGGATGCCTGATTAAAGTTCAAATTGCCAAAGACATAGTCAGACACATCACTTGGCAGTGGTTTGACATAGCCGTCATATATCCAAAAGCCTGCCTTGCTCATCCAAATGGCTGCCGTATCAATGGCCGCCACCGCTTGGGCTGAAATGAGGCCGCAGCCTGATCCGGCCTTTTCAAAACCATAAACAAATGGCGCGCCAACATACTGGGCCGTGTGAACATCCACATCTGTAAAGAGTAGGTTGACACCCTTGACCCTTTTGCCAGCGATCAATGTGCCAGGCGTGGCCAGCTCATAGTCACCGGCCAGATTGTCGCCTGCCGGTGTCCACTGGGTATTGTTCTCTTGGTCGCACCACTGCACCTTGCGGGGATTACCACCAGCGCCAAGAGCAAACAGAATGCGCTCTTGCGTGACCAGTAGTGCTTTGTTGCCAGTAGGTGCGTTGGCAATGGCCGCTGCAAGGGTTGGCGTTGTAAAGCCTAATTGCCACTCATACAGCTTGCCATCTGCATCGGAGCAAGCCACCAAATACTCGCCCCAGGTGTCTAGGGACCATGTGGTGGCTGGGGCGCTCACTCCAGTATCTGGTCGTGGAGTTCCATAGGCTAATGAGCCATAAGTGCTGTATCCATAGCCTGTCGTAGACAATGCATTAGCAATACCGGCTGTGAAGCCAGTTGGCGTGATTTCTTTGAGTGTGCCAGCCTCGTTCATCGCATACAGTTTGGTATGCGTACCGGCTGCAATGAATCGATTTGCACTGTTATCGCGCCAAGTGATAAATCCGCGGCACAGACCAGACATCTGGCCAGTTGCACGTTTTCTCCAGCCACCCATGGGGCGCAAAGTGTTCTCGTACCAGCGCACCAGATTTGCGTCATACCAGCGGCCTGCTGATTGGTATTCAGTGCCGTTTCTGTAAATGCCTGGTGGTAATTTGATTGGTATGTACATGGCAGTGCTTATTTAATGTTTGAGACAAAGCTCATTGTGACAATGGCTGATGGGACTGCTGGCCGTGTAGGACTGGTGCTTGTCCCAAAATGCTCTATGCTTACGCCAGTATTTTCAGTTCTCCACATAATTTCAACGTAATCGTTTGAATTCATGCTTACAAAAAAGTTCAATGCAGCAATGATATGACTTGGGTCGCCAGAACCTTTTCTTGCTACCAAGTGAAATCTGCTGTTTGAATTGGCAATATTTGTCCCATTTTTGCGAAACCAGATATCCACATCTTGACCATCGTTTGTGGTGTCACTTGGTCGGTCGAGTCTTGAAAAGCCCCATGGGGGGTATTCATAAACCGACCGCCTCTTGGTCCAAACAAAGACCCCAGCACAAATGACAGTTTTTTGAAGTAAACAGTCAATGCGCCATTGTTTTCGTTGAAATGCCTGCGCTCATAGGTCTCGGTCGGATAACCGAGTCCTGGTGGAGTGGGATTCTCAAGTTGTTGTGTTTGACTGGCCATGGCTCAATTTTGCCACCTTATGCCATGTCTAAACCAGCGGCCTTGACTTCTGCGACCCGTCTTGCCCATCCCTTGCCAAAGGTTGGCCAAGTGGGCAGATCGTGCAAAAAAGACAAGCGCCTGTCGTTGGGGCCGACAATCTCTGGGGTCAGGCCGCGCATGGTCTTCTCATCGACCTCATGGCCCACCCACTCTTCCCAGACCCGTTTGGTCACGCCAAGGTTGGTCATACCACCAGGATCAGCTGGGTGGTTGACATAGCCACCTTCATGGTGCAAGACAGATTTCAAGCAAGATTCAAAGTTTTCTTTCATTTTTTGCCTTTCATGTCAGCAAGTTTTTCTACAGTGCGACCACCAAAGTAAGCCAAGAAAATAATCTGCCCCCACTGGCCCAGCAAATTGACGTAGCTCTCTTGCGCGTTATAGCCAAATGCCGACATCATGGTGAACACAAAATAGGCCACAAAGATGGCTATAAGGGCCATGGGCCGAATGTTCTTTGACAGCCAAGAGTCAGACCCCATATCGGCTGTCCATCGGTCTGTGATGCCTGTCTGCTCCACCTCAAAGAGCTTGGTCTCGTTGGCCATCTTTGCCAGCTCACCATCTTGGACCATCTTGGCCAGTTCAAACTGGGCCTTTGCTTTGGCCTCTGGGTCTGGAATAAGTTTGTCGATGAGCTTGCCACCAACTTGTAAGAGCGCATCTAGTCCGATCATTATTAGTCCTTATACAAAAATCTGGAATCGTCTTCTATCCTCAAACATACCAAGCTCAATCGTGTTCTGCCTGGCGCGTTTATCGTAAAGCTCCACCTCCATCTCATGGGTGGCTTTTTCTATTTTATTGGCCTTGAGTGCTTGTTTGTATTCCTCTTGAACGCGCTCCACGGCCTGGTCAAATGCCGCCTGCTTGACATCATATTGCTTGGGTAAAACCATGGGATACCATTTGTCCAGTGTGATCATTTCTTGTCCTCCCGTTCTCTGGCCTTGGCAAAGTAGTACAGCAATTTCCCACGCAATTCTGCTGAGTCAGCCACCCCTGCCCACATGGCCAGGTTGTTCCATATAACCAGCAGCTGCTCTGGTGAGCAATTATTGCCATTGGTTGTCAGCCACATGGACAGCTGCGTGTGTCGCAGCGTTGGTTCATGTATTGAACTCACCCCATAAAAATCCGAAACAATGCATTGCTTCTGCTGCGCTGCTACCAGCATTGCAGTTGAGAGCAATGCCAGTGCTAGCCATCTCATTCGTCAGCCATGTCGCTTGATGCAAGGTTAATGCGGGTCTTCAATGCACCAATGTCCTCGGGCTTGTCTTTGAAGCCAATGGCAATGTACCCCGCAAAATTGCCAGGGTCCGGTGGGATTGAGCCTCGGCACATGAATTTAACACCCTGCTTGACACCCCACTCCCCCACTTTAGAAGACGGGTTAAATTCTTCGCACAGCACCTCATTATTTAACATGGCCACCATGGCCGCGTTGCGGTCAGCACTTGCGTTAAAAAGGCTTGTGACAGTCCCCTCAATGGCTTTTTCCCTTGTGCCATCGGCATTGAGCGCCAGCACAGTGGTGCGGCTGTTTGTCGTCAAGTTGGCCTTATGGATCAGCAAGACAATTCCATCCACATCCTTCATCAGGCTTCTGGCCGGCATGATCAATTGCTCTTGCTTGGCCAGTTGGGGCATCTTGTCTTGCGTTGTGATAGCCTGCAAGATCACTTGCCTTGAGTCCCAAGCAAAGTATCCAGCAAAGGCCAGAAACGACAGCAAGATCACTGTAAACAGTTTGAACGGGTTATCGACCCACTCGATTAGGCCAATGACCTTGCCCAAAGTTGAGTCGTCTTTTTTGGTTTCTGGCTTGGGTGCAGAGGGTGCAGCAGCTGGCGCGGCCAAAGTCACATTGACTTGGCTTGCTGGCGCTGCCTTTGGCCTTGACCTTTTAACTGGTGCGACCTTGGCTGGCGCTTTGGTTGTTTTCTTTGCAGTCACCATAACATGGCCCAAAAAATAATGTATGTACCCCAGACCACAAAGGCCGTGATGCAGGCCGCAGCAATGAGTGCCACGGCCCAGTCTTTCACTTTAGGCTCGTAAAGATGATGCCGGCCATGCTGGTGAGCATGATGCCAGAGACCCCAAGCATGATGTTTTCAAGACGTTTAATCCTGGCACACAGCATCTCATAGCGCAGTGCGCAGACATCAACATGGGCATTGAGTTGTGCTTGTGTCGGGTCCATGCTTATGCACTGTTACGAGCCGCTTCAGTCGCAGCTATAGCCGCCTGATAAGCCGCAATAACTTCAGCAGTCCAAACAGTGTTACAAATAGCAACTACATTAGCAGGGATGCCTGTCAGGTCTTGTGCAGGTGTGAGGCTTGAACGATGGTAGGTTTGGCTGATTTGGTTGCCATCTTCCATAATGCGAGTAGCTTCACGATAGAGAACAATGCCGTTCTCGGTTACTGTAATTTGGTCAACAGTTGTGGTTTTGGTAAGTGACATGATTTTCCTTTGGTTAAGTGTCCGACCTGATAATCCAATCAGGTTAATTAAGCTAAATATGTGCCTGTAAAAGCTAGGCCAGAATTATCTTGAAATACAGTAACGCCAGCTTGATTTGTAATGTTGCCTGCTGTCAAACCTATGAAACGAACAGTTGCAGCTGATTCTTCAACGTTTCCAGTAAGACAAACAAAACTACTAACAAGATTTGACCAGACTGTGACGCTAGCATCATTACCGCCATAATTGGTACAAGTAAATGGCAACCCTGATATGCGAACATTTGAACCTGTCCCTAAACTTGTAATATTTATATAACCAGCAACAGTTACTTGCCTTCCAATTTTTACATATTTACCTTGTTGTATTGCATACGCTGCTGTCCCACCCACACTAGGTGTCCAACTTCCTTCTTCATAGTCATCTAGCGTGTTAGCGTCTGATGATGCTGATTGAGTTGCGGGGAATGTGATGCCTTTTCCATCTGCTGTAGTTGTGCCGCCCGCAAGAACAAATGCGCCTGTAGTATTAAATCTGGCTCGTTCTGTGCCGCTAGTTTGAAAAGTTAGAAGCCCAGTGTTTGGGCCAATTGTCATCACACCAGCAGTTGTTGATTTAATTTCAAAATCAGCGTCAGTAGTGTTGGTAAAAATTGCAAGTTTTGTACTGGTTCCAGATTGCACAACATCTAAACGGCTGCCATACCCAGTGGCCGCTCCCAGAACTGTAGTACCTGTAGCACTAAGCGTAGTAAACGCACCAGTAGATGGTGTGGTAGCACCAATAGTTCCATTAAGAATTGCGCCTGTTAATGTCAATGCTGTGCCGTTAGTTGTAGCACCTGTAATGCCACCAAATGCACCCGCATTGTTGTATTGAACTTGTGTATTAGAGCCACCAGGTGAACCACCACCACTTACTGTCGCAAATGACAAAACACCAGAGCCATTGGTTTGCAAGACTTGTGCGCTTGTGCCATCAGCACTTGGGAGTGTCCAAGTTACATTGGAGGCAATAGTGTCTGGTGCTTTAAATGCCACATAGTTAGTGCCATTGTCTGTATCTTCATACAGCTTTAAATTAGAACCTTCAGTTGAGTTTCCAAGAACATCTAATGCACCTGTAAACACAGCCGCACCAGTATCACTCAATGTTGCACCAGTAGAGTTCTGAAGCAACTTACCTGTTGTGCTATCAAAACGAGCAAAAGCATTGTCAGTAGAGGATGCAGGGCCAACAACATCACCAGAACCACCGCCACCAGAAGCAGCAATCGTAATTGTTCCATTGCCATTGGTAATCGTAATGCCTGTACCTTGTGTCAAAGTGGCTTTAGCAAGGGTGTTACCTGTGCTATTACCAATCAACAGTTGACCATCTGTGTAGCTTGTCTGACCTGTACCACCATTAGCGACAGGAAGTGTTCCTGTTACACCAGTAGACAAAGGCAAACCAGTTAAGTTAGTTGCTGTACCGCCAGAGGGTGTACCTAAAGCACCACCATTAACAACAGCAGCACCCGCAGAACCTACGTTCACAGCTAGAGCAGTAGCTACACCAGTACCCAAACCAGATACACCAGTTGAAATTGGTAATCCTGTAAGGTTAGTAGCAGTACCGCTAGATGGAGTACCAAGCACACCACCATTGACTAAAGGTGCGCCAGAAGAGCCTACATTGACCGCTAGAGCCGTTGCTATGCCTGTGCCTAGACCTGACACACCAGTAGAGATTGGAAGCCCTGTAGCGTTCGTTAAAGTTGCGCTAGTGGGTGTTCCAAGTTTCTTTCTCT